TCTTTGCACTTTGTGCATCTGTTAAATTCTGGACGTTGTTTTAAATAGCTTTCTTCAATGTGAACAAAAAAGGCCTCGTCAGGTTTAAAGCCAAAAACCTCATCGGCACTTAACTCTTGAATTTCATTCATTAGTAGCTACCTTGAGAAGTTTCAAGATCAGCTTGTTCACGATAGTTAATAATGTCTGCATCAACATATTCAAGATGTGCTAAGTTAGCCATTATTAAATCAAGCTTGCGGTGAATAAAGCCATATTCTTTTGAATCAATGAATGATTTAATAGAAAGCTCGGCCTCTGTAATCTCTTTCTCAAGCTCTGATTTTTTTCTTAAACTGTTTTGTAATTTTTGCTGGTAATTCATTTTTCCTCCTCGCCTTGATTGGCTTATGAAATGAATGTAACACAAAGATTTAACAAATCAACAACTATTTTAAAATAATGTAACACAATACGTTAGTCCTGTAAGTGCTTATATTTCAGCCTGTATCATTTTTATGTTTGACACTTGTATAAAGTTCATTAAGGCTGATGGTGCAGTTAAAAGCTGTGGGGTACTCCGTAAGGTTTGGCCCCTCGTCTTTTAGCTAGCAGACGTAAACACAAACTATAAAAGGAGTTATATGCGGTGGTTTAAACACTTCTCCGACAATCATCGGGGCCGATCAATGCAATTTTTGTTCGATCAATACGGACACAAATCGCTTTCTTATTACATTCTGCTAGAAATGTGTGCAGACAAACTAGAGAAAACAAAGGAACTAGAGGTCGATGAAAACGACTGTGTTTTCTATTTTCACGAAAGAACTTTGACGACAAACCTACGACTAAACCGCACAACTTTGCATAAACTTCTTCGAAGTTGTGAAGAATATTCTTTGTTTTCGTGCGAATTTTCTAAAAAAGAAATTAAAATTAAGATGCCTATGTTATTGAATTTACTTGAAAAGAACTTCAAAAAAAGGCCTAAGAAAGGCCTAACAGAGGCCTTTAATAGTCCTCTAGATATAGATAAAGATTTAGATTTAAATAGAGATAGTATTCCGAAATCAGAAGTCTTTGATAGAATTAAACTTGATTACAGCCCAGATAAACCAAAATTTATTGAGGTGCTTAAAAAATATGGTCAAGAAAAAAACTTCAAACTAAAGGTTCCTGAGTTAATGTTTAGGTTCGAAACACCAGAAGAGCTTGAAAGCTTTATTGACAAGCTCGATTCATCAAAAAAAGTTAATGAGATCGGATCGGAAAATTTACAGGCAGCAGTTAATTATATTGCAGTCGCTTTAAAGAAAGAAGCAGGAATAATAAAATGAGAGTTTTAAATATAGCACAATTTGAAGAATTATTAACAACAATTACTCTAAGATACTGCACTTATGAATCAGCGTTTAACGAGTTGAGAACAGTCGAGTTAATGAAAGAATATTGGCCCGATTGTAAAGCAAAAGAAATCATTATGTCGTTTGATGAAATGTATTCTCGCAAAAGTTTTGATTATGCGCTTTATATGAATAAAGAAAAGTTCAACAATTACGTTGATCTTGAGAGCATGGTTGATGACTCAATAACTGAGGATGCAAAAGAAGTATCTTTGTTAATTGAAAGAAACGCCAAGCACTACTTTGTCAAAAAGATTGCAACCGAGCTTTCTAATAACCCAAGCGAATCAGAAAAATATATAAACAAACTTTTGAAAATGAATGCAGGTCAAGAGGAAGATTACACTGTTTTGGGCTACATTGAACAAACAATTAACAAAAACGAGGAAGAAGTTAAATCTGGCAAAAATAAAATTATAATTCCAGATTTTCCGATCTGGTCTGAGCAAATAGGCGGTTTTAACCCTGCAAGAGTTTCTGGAATTAGTGCCAAATCTGGTTTCGGAAAAACTAAGTTGGCGGTTAATTTGGCCGACTCTGCCCGTAAAGTAATGCCTGTTTATTATTTCAATATGGAAATGTCGCCAGAAGATTTTGAAGCTCAGTTTATTCAAAAGAATGCTGGAATAACATACAATCACTTTAAAACGGCAAAATTTGGAGAAAATGGGTTTAATCGTATAATTGAATATAAACAATCTTTATCTCAAACGCATGACATTACATTCACTGGTGGAAAATCTCTCAACCTAGACAAGATATGCGCAAAATTAACTGCAAAAATGAATGGCTCAGGTCTAGCAATTGTCGATTATGACCAAAAGCTCATATTTAACGCATCGCAAGGCGAGGAATGGCAAGCGATGGTAAAGGCTATGGAGCGACTTGAAGAAATGGCTAAACAACTTTCAATTCACGTTGTTGTTTTGTTTCAAGCCGATGAGGATGGATTTGCAAAAAGTTCAAAAAGAGCGATACAGCCGCTAAGTTCCTTTGTTAATTTTACGAAATCCGAAGATAATAAATCGTTTATTATTAAAAATATTAAAAACCGATTTGGGCCAACAGGTTTTGAAATTGAAGTTAATTACTGGCCAGAAACAACACGAATTGAAGAAAAAAAACTAGTAGATTTGCAATTAAAAGAACTATTGAGCCAACCTAAAAACACAACAAAGAGGAGCTAATATGACACCAAATGAGGGATTAAAAAAAATTGAACAATATCAAAAACAAAAATGGTTTTGGTACGAAATTGATGGAATTAAATACAAATATACAACTAAAAAGCTTTATCAAGATGTTTTGAGGAGTTTTGAAATAGAAAAAGCAAACTTAGACATGGTTTCTGATATGGGCCATTTCTTTTTTATGACTTTTGATGCTCCAAGTAATTGTGAGTCTTATAAGTCATATATTGAAACAATGAATGAAGCATTACAATCGTATTGGGGAGCAAGTGCAAAAGCTTATCCAGACTTTGACAAGAAAAAAATCAAATGCACAAGAAATGATGGGCGAAAAATTTATGTCTAATGAAGTATTTAAAGCAATCATTGAACTGCCAAAATTCCCCATTAAGAAAAACTCCAAACAAATATTTAGAAATAGAGCCACAGGTCGGCCATTTATAGCCTCAAACAGTAAAGCCCAAAACCTAATGAACATTCTTAACGCTGAACTGCTTAAAGCTAAAATGATGAACAAATGTGGATTGATTGACTATGATGTTAATGTCAGTTTTCAATTTTATTTTCCATCAAAAGTCTATTTTACTAAACAAGGCAAGCGGTCAAATAAGGTCGGAGATTTGAGCAATCTTATAGAAGCCCCTCAAGATGCCTTGCAAAAGGTCGGGATTTTACAGAATGATTCGTTAATTTGTAGTTTAGATCAGTCTTTTCGTGCTGCAATAGATTCGGATGTTCATAAGTTGAAAATAATCATCACGAGGTTATAATGTACACACGAGAGTTTTTAAAACTATCCGAAACAATGAAAACCGATGCCTGTTTTGCTATAGCTCAAGATCGAAACAAGTATCAAGTCTATATGTTAAACGTCTTTATTAAGCATCCAGACAATATTAAAACAACTTTGCATCATTCAATTAAGGGTACTGGTTACACAATAGAAGAAGCTTGTGCCAATTTTATTAAACAAGCTAGAGGAATGTATCTTTATCACATTATAACAAATTTAACAGAGTTTGTAATTTGAGAAAAGTAGACAAGACTCTTCTTTCTAACATAAGAAAAAAGCGTTGCATCGTTTGCGGTGCTTTAAATCCGGATCCACATCATGTTAAATCCAAGAAATCAGGTGGGGACGATATTGAATCAAACTTGATGCCGCTTTGTCGGGAACATCATACGGAATGCCATAAAATAGGACTAAATAGATTTGCTGATAAATACACTCAGGTTAAAGGATGGCTTAAACATTATGGTTGGGAAGTAAACCCGATAAGTTGCAAGTGGTTTTTGCCAAAAGCTGGGACGATCTAAGACTTAAGACTATTTTTTAAAAAAAGATGCAAATAAATTAACCTTTTATGCTAATCTTTAAAAGTGGAAAAGAACCAGTTTGTAATTCACATCAATGAAGAAACAGCAGTGGATTTAGCACTTATGACTGATCAAGACTGGAAACGTATTAAAAACGACACTAAATTCCTCATGAAAACTGGTCACACAAAAGATCCAGCTCAAGCTTATATTGCTGCCTTTATAGTATATTTAAAAGACGTAGAAAAACTTTCAGAGCCATTTAACTCAAAGATACATAAATTTATTTAAGTCTAGTCCGCAAAAAATAAATTGACCTAGACCTATTATTTTATAAACAATAGCTAAAAAGGGAGTAAAAAATGACAAAAGACAATTTGGAACAATTAAAAAAAGCTCACGACTATTTTGCAACTGCGGTGCAAATCCTATCAACACGATGCCAGTTTTATCATGAGGAATTTCAAGGTATTGCAAACACAGTTCAGTTTTTGTCGCATTTAAGAGATGATGCAAAAAACAAGATCGAAGAAGTAGAGCCACCAACAAAAGAAGCAAAAAAAAGCTTCGAAATGGATTTAACGCACGTTAAGCCCGAAGTTGAAACGATTGTTAGCTAATGAGAGAAAAGGTTTATTCAAGTTTTACTTGTTATTGTGGGTTCCAAAATACAATAACATTTAAAATGCCTAAACTTAGATCAAAAGAATGGCTAGAGCATGATTGTTTGGCCTGTAATGCTAGATATGACATTAGAATCTATCCTAGCGAATCAAATGGATCTGTAAACGTCCACAAGAGGTTAATAAACAGTTCTAGCGAAGTTGATAAAGCAATTGAGGGAAAAAATGAAAAAGGAACAGAAATCCAAAAAGACAGTCAAAGTCATTAAATTAGTGCAAGATGGATCGGCTTATGGTTATGAAATCTGTGAAGTTGATGAATCTGCATTAACAACAGAAAAAAAGACCAATCCAGAAGTTTTTTATATTTTCGTGGCACAACTAGAAGATGCAGCTCGTGACATACTCGGAATTTAAAAACAATTTAGGCTATTTGATACTAATAGCTCTGTTTATTAAGCTGATGGTGTTAGGACTTAATACAACAGACTGTCTAGGTGCTCTAGTTCTTCTATTCTTTGCTTTTGGGTCAAAGGTGCTTGAGTATTTTGTACCAAAACGACCCGATTTATACACCGATCTTAAATCTTTGCAAGTCACAAACGAGGGGCTTGTGTCTAAAATAGAAGAGCTAGAGCGTGACGTAATGGCTATTAAAATGGGGATAAGAAAATGATAGGTTTAATTTATGTGGTTAATACATTGTTTCTTTTGCTGGTTGTAACGTTTCAATGGGGCAAGCTATGCCTTTGGAAAATGGAGCAAGACCTTGAGACATGGATAAGCTATGGCACTGGTGATGACATAGTAAGAGCCAAAGACCAGCGAAAAGAATATCAAAGCTATGTTAAAAAGTGCCAAAATGACACACTTCTTGCTCTTAATATCCCTGTAAATGTGATAAAGTTGATAAGGGCTGACTTACACGACAAAAGTTTGTTTAAACTAATTTATGTTAAGTTATTATGGTTAAAGATAAGAGGGTACAAAATTTGAGCAATCCAACAGGGCGACCAAGAAAACCAGTAGATTTGCCTGAACTTGAAAAGCTTGCATCTTTAGGCTGTACAATGAAAGAAATGGCATATTTTTTTGACATTTCGGTTGATACTTTAGAGCGTAATTATGCGGACACGATTGACAAGGGTCGTGAGGGCGGCAAAAGGTCTGTAAGGCGCATAATGTGGAAACAAGCGGAAAATGGCAACACTGTTGCTTTAAAGTACCTAGTTCATAACGTGCTTAAAGAGAAGATTGAAGATAATTCCGACAAAGATCTGACTAAAGCAACCAATGAAGTATTTGAAAAGCTCAACACAATATCAACAGATATGATATTAAAACTGGTCAAGAATGACGAATCTGCCTGATGAAACCAAAGAGCTATTTAAAATGGTTCTATGGCATCGAAATGAGCTTTCATACTTGTTTCACGATGGCCAAAAGGTTATTGATGAGGCTTATCGCAAAGTAAAGAATAAGCTCTTTGTAGCTAACTGCTCACGCCGATTCGGAAAGACGTATTGGGTAGTTATAGAATGCATAAGGGTTGCAAGACTTAAAGAGAACTCAAGGGTTAAGATTGCTACAGCTTTCTTGACAGATCTTGAGGAGTTTATCATTCCGGCGTTTGATAATGTATTAAACGAATGCCCAGCTCATTACAAACCAAAGTGGTTGCAATCTAAAAAGAAGTTCATATTTAGGAATGGTTCAGAAATTCAGCTTATTGGGTTAGATAGAAAACCTGATGGCGGTCGTGGTAACTATTGCGATTTATATGTGTTTGACGAAGCGGCGTTTATTAACAATGTATCTTACATTTATTCAAGCGTTGTAGTCCCTCAGACTATGTATCGAGAGGGGGCTAGAATTATCATGATTTCCACGCCACCAAAAACGCCTGACCATGACTTTAAAGACTTTGTGGTAAAGGCTCAAGCTGAAGATGCTTATGTCGAACTTGATATATACAAAAACCCTATGGTTACGCCTGAAATGGTTGAAGAGTACCGAAAAGAATGTTTAACCGAAACGGACTTTCAACGTGAATATTTATGCAAGTTTGTAACAGATCAGACTCTTTCGATAGTACCAGAAATGCGTGGATATAAGTTTAATCGAGCTGCTAAGGACGAGTTCTATCCGCTTTATCACAAATACAATGCAATGGATTTAGGGGTCAGAGATTTGAACGTTAATCTTTATGGCTATTATGATTTCAAGCGAGCAAAGTTAGTTATTGAGCGTGAGTCAATTATGAATGGACCTGAGATGACGACTCCAATTTTAGCTGCTGAGATTAAGAAGAATGAAGTGGAATTATGGGGTGAGAGTCCTAAAGTTTACAAAAGAGTTGCGGACAACAATAATCCGCTATTACTATTAGATTTAGGAAATATACATGGCCTTTATTATCATTCAACCGATAAAGACCAGCTCCATGCAATGGTTAATGAAATGCGAGTGTGGTTTGCCTCTGGAAGAATTGAAATAGATGAATCATGTAAGATATTGATTGGTTCTTTGATGTATGGAATTTGGAACGAAAAACGATCAGAATTTGCAAGATCTAAAGTTCTTGGTCATTATGATGCGGTAGCAGCTTTAATGTATTTGATTAGAAACATAGATCAAAACACTAATCCAATACCAGTTAAGTACAACTTCAATCAATTTGTTCCTGTTGAAACAAATGAATTTAACGAACTAACTAAGATATTTTAGGGGTGATTATGGATCAATATTGGGCTAGTAAAGATACAAAAGAAGTAGCAAAAGAGATATGCGATAAGTGGCAATCGTACAAAGATTATATGTCACAATCTGGAATGGTTACGGATCTTAAAAAGTCTTTCAATACTTATTATTATCGTCCGCACATCCAAGACTTAGACCAATCATTAAAAGCTATCCACATAAATCACTATGCAAACGCTATCAATCACGTTCATACGATGGTGACGACAACAAGGCCAGCATGGGAACCCAGAGCTATAAATACCGATGTTGCATCACAAAACAACACTCAACTTGCTTCTGGTTTGCTTGATTTCTACATGAGAGAGAAGCACATAGAAAAGAAGCTTTCAAAAGCTGTTTTGCAAGGACTGATGTTAAAAGAGGGTTGGATTTCTTTAGACTGGAATGTAACAGGTGGGGAAATCTACGGAATGGATGAGAACGACAATCCAATTTACGAGGGAGACTTTGAAGTTGAAAATCACACCATACTTGATGTTGCTCGTGATGTTCTTAGAAGAGATATGAATCACGATTGGCTTATTGTTAGAAAGTATCGAAATAAGTGGGATTTGGCCGCCAAATATCCTGAGCTTGCGGAAAAGATTTCAGCTGTTAAACAAACTGAAAAATATGGTTTAGAATATGAATTAAACATTACAAATTTGGCAATAAAGGCCGCTAATTCAGATCAAGACCTAATTCCTGTCTATCATTTGTATCATGCCAAAACATCAGCAATGCCACAGGGAAGATTGGTGATTTGTTTAGACTCAGATATCACGTTATTTGATGGACCATTGCCTTACAAAAAACCTTACATTTTCCCTATTAGTCCTAGTGAATGGTTTGAAAATGCGTTTGGTCACAGTCAATTTTTTGACGTTTTACCAGTTCAAGATTCATTAGATATGTGTGTTTCTGCAATCTTAACAAATATTGCAGCCAATGGAGTTCAAAACTTTCAGGTCCCTAAAGGAGCAGCGCCAAAGGTTACAAGCCTTAAAGATGGCATGAATGTTTTAGAATATGACCCGAAAGCAGGAAAGTTAGAGCCTTTAGAGCTTTTAAAAACTGCACCTGAAGTTTATAATTTTGCATCTTATTTGCAAAATCAGGCCGAACTACTGTCAAACGTTCCACCGATTACTAAGGGAATTGCTCCTGCTACTATGTCGGGGACAGCTATGGCATTGTTACAACAACAAGCATTGCAGTCGGCTTCAAGTTTACAGTTGAACTACACAATATTGCTTGAAAATGTTGGTACAGCTTTAATAGAACTTTTGCAAACTTACGCAGTAGCTCCTCGAGTAGCTATGATTGCGGGCAAGTCTAAGCGGTCAATGCTAAAAACATTTACTCAAAAAGATTTAGAGGGAATTGGTCGTGTTATGGTTGACACTGCCAATCCTTTAACTAAAACGGCTGCTGGACGAATGGAAGTTGCAAATCAATTATTGCAAAGTCAGTTAATTAAAACTCCTGAGCAATATATAGGTGTTTTAACTACTGGAAATCTTGAACCTTTATATCAGCATGACAATTTAAATCGTATGCTTACGATCAATGAAAACGAGGCTTTAATGTCTGGTGAGCAAGTTCAAGTATTGTTAACTGATGATGATGCAATTCATATTTTAGAGCATCAATGTGTATTGGCATCACCAGAGGCTAGACAAAGTCCTCAGATAGTTGAAGCAACTTTGGCGCATATTCAAGAGCACATAAACAATGGAAAGATGAAAGATCCTGCTTTAGCTATGGCTCTTAAACAAACCCCATTGCAACAAACTATGGCTCCAGCTCCTCAAGGTGTAGAGCCAATGCCTCAGCCTAATGCGCCTGAAGAAGTTAATTTACCAAGTCCGGCCGAACCACCACAAATAATGTAACAACCACTTTCAAGGAGTGAATAAATGGAAACAACAACAGAAACAACAACCCCGGCAGCACCAGAAGCCGCAGCAACGGAAACAAAAGCAGCACCAACGACTGAGCAAAGGGCAGTCGAGTCTCAGCAAGCGCAACTTAAAAAGTTTAAGCTTAAAGTTGATGGGGAAGAGTTTGAAGAGGAAATAGATCTTGCAAATGAGGGCGAGTTAACAAAAAGACTTCAACTTGCTAAAGCTGCTGAAAAACGGATTGCTCAAGCTAAGTCTGAAAAACAAAAAGCTATGGAGATTTTAAAAGCTTTTGAAGAGGGTACTCTATTAAAAAAGCATCCTAAAGCTCGTGAATTAGCTGAACAATTATTAGTTGAGCAATTAGAGTCTGAAATGTTAACGCCTGAGCAAAGAGAGCTAAAAGAGTTAAAGGCTTATAAAGAACAAAAAGAGAGAGCCGAGTTAGAAAGACAAAAAGCATTAGAACAGGCGGAAGCTCAGCAACAAGAGGCTAAAATAGCACAAAGCTTTCAAAAAACTATTATAGAAGCAATGGATAAGTCAGGTTTGCCAAAAACCCCGGACATGGCAAAACGTATGGCTTACATCATGAAAAAAAACTTAGATCTTGGATTAAATCTAACCCCTGAAGATTTGGCCGCTGAGGTTAAATCAGAGCTTACAGGAATACTTAAAGCCTTAACTGGAAGTGCCGAGGGTGAGCAACTTATAAGCCTATTTGGTGAAGATATAGCAAAAAAGATAAGAGCTTATGACGTTAAAAAACTAAAAGAGGGAATGTTAAACAAATCTAATGCAAAAGAGGATAAACCCTCAAAAGCTCCAAGACGAGAAGATGGCAAGCCAATGACCATTGAGGAATGGAAAGAGCAAGTCAGGGCCAGAGCAAAAGGCTAGACTAATTTAAGCCCCTTAGTTGGGGCTTTTTATTTCTTGCAATTTGTATAATTTTACATATCATTAAGTTATCTGATTAAGTTAGTGGGCTACCTACCAGAGCCTTAACACTAATAAAATCTAAATAGTTAAAGCTACCTACCAGAGCTTGAACAAAATCGTTTCAAATCAATTATATTAACATTTTAAGATCAAATATGATCGGAGATTAAATTATGCCCGCACAAAATACAGTTTCAACCTTAGATGGTTTATTTAAAATTGTTTACGGAGAAGGTCCAGTAAACGCAATTCCAGAAGTGGCAATTATTCAAAAAGAAGTTAAGTTTCAAAAAGCTGACAAGATCGGTAAGTCTTACAACTTTCCAGTTATCTTGACTCAAGAAGCTGGCGTGACTTACTTGGCTGCTGGAGCTGGTGTTTCTACACTTAACGATTCAATTGCCGCTCAATTAAAAGAAGCTGCTGTTGATGCCAACCAAATCATAGTTCGTGGTCAAATGGATTATGAAGCTGCTGCAAAAGCTGTAGCATCTAAAGAGTCATTCCAAAATGCTTCTGAACTTTTAGTTGAAAATCTTATGGAAACTGCTTCTAAACGTTTAGAAATGGCTTTCTTATATGGTCGCTCTTCTACTGGTTTGGGAACTGCTGATTCTTCAACTAACCAATCTGCAACTCGTACAAGAGTATTGATGTTAGCTGCTGGATGGGCTCCGGGCATCTGGTCTGGTGTTGAAAACGCAGTTGTTAACTTCTACAAAGTTTCTGATAACACTTTAGTTTCTTCAGGTGCAAATGCTGATTTTGTTGTTTACTCAGTAGATCATTCAAATCGTTACATCTTTTTTGATGGAACTGCTACTGGTATCACTGCTTTAGATGCTGCTTTACTTGCTGGCGACTGTTATATTCACTGGAAGGGCGCAAAAGATGTTGAGCCAATCGGTATCGACAAAATCGTAACAAACACTGGTTCATTGTTTGGTATTGATGCATCTGTTTACAGCTTGTGGTCTGGATCTAGCTTCAGCTCTGGCGCTGCTGCTTTGACAGTTGCTAAAATACTTAATGCAACTTCATTGGCAGTTTCTAAGGGTGGATTGATGGAAGAGGCTTCAGTATTGTTGTCGCCTAAGACTTTCATGAATCTTGCTGGTACTATTACTGATTTGCGCCGCCAAAATGGTGGTCAAAAAGAAGTTACTGGAATCGGCGGTTTCGAAAACATCCAGCTTATGGGTCCAAATGGTAAGTTGAACTTGGTTCCTCATGCTTATGTTAAAGAGGGCGAAGCGTTTGTTGTTGCTCTTAAGCGTTTCAAGCGTGTTGGATCTCAAGAGTTTTCATTCGAAACTCCGGGGCGTTCAGGAGAATTGTTCTTACACGTTCCAGACAAAAATGCTTACGAGTTACGTCTTTATGGCGCTCAAGCAATCATTTGTACACATCCAGCTAAGAACGTTAAGATTACATCAATCGTAAATTCATAGTCCTAAGTAATTAGGGTTGGCTCGGGGGGTTTTCTTCATTTTCCCCTCGGGCCTTTTTAATGTTAGGAGCTTTTAATGGCTAGTAATGTCACGTTTAATGGAGTTACTTACTCGATACCAGCCGATGGAGATACAGGTTGGGGGCCAGATTTAACGGCTTTTTTCATCTCTATAGCATCAAATGCTTTTCAAAAAACTGGTGGGGCTTTTACATTAACCTCAGAAGTCGATTTTGGTGCATCGTTTGGTTTAAAAACTACTTATATAAAGTCACGAGCTTTAAATCCTGCATCTACAGGATCGATTCGATTAGGATCTGCTGAGTCTATTGCTTGGCGCAACAATGCTAATAATAACAACTTATTGCTTACGACAAATGCAAGCGACCATTTATTATATGATTCAAACAGAGTTTTAGTTTCTAGTTTAGGCTTAATAGTAAACGCCGATGTTAGTGCATCTGCTGCAATTGCCTATTCTAAGCTTAACTTATCTGCGGCGATTGTAAATGCTGACATAGCGTCAAGTGCTGCAATTGCTTATTCTAAATTGGCGGCTTTAACGGCCTCAAGATTGCTTGTTAGTGATGCTTCAGGTGTTGTTACTGCATCATCTGTTACAGATACAGAGGCAGGATATTTGTCAGGAGTGACAAGTTCTTTGCTTGGAAAAGATCAATCAGGAACATTCACAGCCAAGACTTTAGATAATTCAAATATTATTAACGCAAGAGATGACAGGTTTACTCTTCAATGCGATACAGACGCAACAAAACAATTAAGATTTCAACTTAGTGGAATAACTTCTGGCAATACCAGAGTAATGACAGTTCCAGACACTAATTTTACGGCCGCAACTACAGACACAACTCAAACTTTTACTGGTGCTAAAACTTTTACAGACAATTTATTCACACTTCAAGACAATGCAGATAATACCAAAAAAGCCGTTTTTGAGCTTTCTGGTATATCTACAGCGACAACCAGAACTTATACTTTGCCGAACGCAAGCGGCACGTTATCAATTTACACCGCTCCATCAGTTCAAAGGTTTACATCAGGCTCAGGAACTTACACAACTCCGACTGGTGTTAAATATATTATGGTAGAAATGGTCGGCGCTGGTGGTGGTGGCGGTGGTTCAGGAACTACGTCAGGAACGGCTGCAACTGCTGGCGGCAACACTACTTTCGGTTCTTCTTTACTAACGGCTGCTGGCGGCAGTGCAGGGGCAAGAGGCGCTGTTGGTGCTTCTGGCGGCTCTCCTACTGTAAATTCTCCTGCTACTGCTTTAGTTGCTGTTGCTGGCGGCAAGGGTGGTGGTGGACTGGTGCATGGTTCTGCTACTTCCACAGCTTCACCTTACGTTGGCGGTGGTCATGGCGGTTCATCTGCTTATGGTGGTGCTGGCGGTGGCGGCTCACAAGCTGGTTCTACTGGCCTTGATGCTTACGCAAATTCAGGTTCTGGCGGCGGTGGCGCTGGTTGTCCGGCGGCTAACTCAGCCCAAACAGGAAATGGCGGCGGCTCAGGTGCTTACATTAAGGCAGTTATCACAAATCCCGATGCTTCATACGCTTATGCAGTCGGCTCAGGCGGTAGTGGTCAAGCGGCTGGCACATCGGGCGCAGCAGGTGGCTCAGGTGGTTCAGGAATCATCGTAGTGACGGAGTATTACAACTAATGTCTTTACTTCACTGGTTTAAAGAACATTTCGAGCTTTTAACTTTAGGGGTTGGCGGTGTTGCTGGCGGGGTGAAAGTGTTAAACACTCAATCAGAACACTCAAGAAAGATTGAAAAACTTGAGATACACCACGACATAATTAAAGAAGATTTAAGCGAGATCAAGGGCGACATTAAAACGCTTTTAGAAAGAACGAAAAAACTATGATTGATAGAAAGATATTGGGTTACTTTTCAACAATCTTTATGCTTGGCTTGGCCTATGCTTTAGTTATTGAAAAGCAATTTGTTATCTTATCAATTGTCAGCATTGTTTATTTGGGTCTTATTTTTGGTATTGATAAATTCAAGATTGACTTTAAAAACAAGAAAGTAGAGCTAAAAGATGAAAATCAAGATAGCTAAATATTTACTTTCTGCCTTAATAGGTGCCTTTATATTTGCACAATTTCAGCCAAAACCAAATGAGCAAGAAGTTGTTCAAACACAGAAACAAGACTGCAAAATTGTTGTTAAAAAAGTTACTAAACCAAATGGTGAAGTTGACGAAGTTACGGAGTTTTTATCTTCAAATAGTCAAAAACAAGAAATTAAACCAAAACAAAAGAAAAATCTTTATGGTTTAGGTCTTAAACATGAGTATAGTTTTAAGAATCAATCATCTAGTTATGAAGTGAGCATTTCAAGAAGCATTCAAGATAACTTAGATTTAGTTTTTAGTTATAGCACTGAACAAGTTGCTGGTGTTGGAATTGTGGTGAGGTTTTAATGGGATTAAGACAAACACAAAACATTAAAAATCTTTTAACATATTTAGATGAATCAACAACACCAAATGTCACTTATATTGGTCAAGCTCCTATAGGATCTGATGAATCTCAAGCGGTTTGGCAAATAAAAAAAGTAGATGAAAGCAGTGGAATTATCATTACATGGGCTGATGGCAATTCTAACTTTGATAACATTTGGAATAATAGAGCAAGTTTAATTTATTCTTAAGGGGGATTTATGTCTTTTTCAAATTCAGCGGAAACATCGGTGCTTGAGCAAGTATTTGTTGGTACTGCGCTGCCGTGGAATGGTAATACTAATTTATGGATTGCGCTTTACACTGCTGACCCGGGTGAAGCCGGAACTGCTGTTACCAATGAGGCGACCTATGGCGGTTATGCAAGAGTCACGCTTACAAGAGCAAGTGATTTTACAGTCTCAGGAAATCAAATCACTAACGCTAACCTTGAGCAATTTGCTCAGTGTACATCAGGCTCTAACACAATAACTCACGCAGCAATCGTTACAACATCAAGCGGAGCAGGGACAATCATTGTTCGAGCGCAACTAAACACTTCAATCCCTGTATCAACTGGTATCCAGCCGCAATTTGCAGCGAACTCATTAACATTTACTTTAGACTAATTATGACGATTCAAGAATGTGATGATATAGAGAAGTTAAGATCGGTTTGTTTGGAGCTAATTGTAGCAAACGATCAACTTTTGGGAATGTTAAGCGCATATATGTCGGAGCCATACATTGAGATCATTAAAACATCACAAGAAAAAAGGATAAGTGAGGTTTTGGGTGATTAGGGCGTTTGGTGAGATTGGTAAAGCGATTGAATCAGGTTCTTGTCACTATCAATATGTGAACAAACCTACTATCGCCACAACTGGCGTTGCTGGTCAATTTTATGATCTAAACCAAGTCTCAGGCGTTCCGAGATATAATGCTTTTGTAGGCTCACAGGCTGCTTTTACTCCGCTTAATGGCTCTGGCAATAGTGGAATTTATGTCGGCCCTTTTGAGACAGGAAAA